CCAGCACCCTTTACAGGATAGTCTGTTACGTTACGAGTATGCGCGTCGTAAAAATCTTGTTCGCCCTGAGCGCGTGGGCGGAGAGCTTTAGCTTCTGGGTTTTCTTCCTTAGCGATAGCTTCACGCAGTTGCTTGAACGTCTTCATCAGTTTCGATCTCCTCTGCGGAAACTTCTTGATTGTTGAACATGTTAGATGCAATCTCTACCTTTTTCAGCTCGAGAGCATCTTCGATTTTAGCAGCTAAAGCAGAATTGATAGCGTCGCGAAATCCGGCGGCGTCTTGTTCTGCAGCGGCTTGAATAGCGGTGTAAATCTGTTCCATAGTAAAGTCCTCGTTTTGTGAATCTATTTATAAAATAATGCCTATTAGAAGAAAGTCATCATTCCAACATAAACAGGAAACAATGAAAAAATCCAGCCCGTATTGTTTCCATTGTCAACATTACCGTTGGAAGTTAAAGAATACCATGTAGCACCGCCCGTTGCATTTGAGTCTTTGATATTACAGAAAGAAACGCTAACAGTGCCACTAGCTTTTGATAGTGTATGCTGAACACCCGATGTTGTGCTGTTGATTGTTATCAGGTTTCCAGCAGTTCCTAATAGACTGAATCCATTAGTGAACGTTTGTGTTTTTGAGCTTTCAAACAATATTGTAGCTGGCTGAACGCTGTTAGATATGTCGTAAAACGTATTATCGCTGTTTATCGTTAAGTTACCTAAACCGCCTTGATTGATCTTTGGATAAGAACCACCATTTCCAGTAAATGTCTTGGCTGACGCTGAAGTGAGATTGATCAAACCAAGATTTGCACCTGTTGTTGTCAGGCTACCTGTTCCAACTGAAGCATCCCAAACCGTTCCTGAGCCAGATAGAACAATTTTACCATTGGTTGAAAAACTTAAAACTCTTACATTATTATTAATAGACGATACCGAACCAGGAATTGTAAACGTATATGTATTTACGTCAAGAGTACCTTCAGTAAATGTAAATACTGTACCTGATCCCATAGTCAGAGCATCAAGAAGTTGTAATGTACCAGCACCATTCTTAGTGATATTGCTTAACGTTTTAGCTGCTGATGTTATCGTTTGTGTTCCTGATGTTTTATCAAAATCAAGAGGAGTAGTAATGCTACCACCAGCTTGCATAACAAGATCACCATAAACATTCAATGTAGTCGTGGTCACAACAGCCGAGTTGATTTTTAAGTTACCTACGTTGTTGCTATCACTAAATGTTGCAGTACTACCAGATTTGTTGATGTAAAAACTAATGGGATTATTAGCTTCACTAACAGTACCTGGTGTAATAGTTTGAATAGCTGTACCTTGAATTTCAACAAGAACATTACCATCAGAAGATAAGCCAGTTGATGTTGCAGCATTAAACAATACACCACCAGCTGTCGAATATGATACAAGAATTTTACCAAGTGAACCTGATGTATTACCACCAGTGTTTTCAATTCTTCTCGTATTTGAGTTGTTAGTATTATAAGGTTGAGCTAATGTAAGTGTTTTTGAGTTTAAATCAATTGTGCCTTGAGTATGTGTAAACGTGCCAGAAGTAGTCCAAGCATCAAGCATTTGTAATGCACCAGCGCCAGTTTTAACTATAGGACCAGCAAACGTTTCGCCTGATGTTGTAAGCGTTTGAGTACCGCTAGTTTTACCAAATGTTAATGTTCCTGCGGAAGTACTGAATACTGGGTTTGATCCAGTGCTAAAATTGCCATAAACGGTCATACCGCCTGCACCAAGCGCAAAGTTTGCGTTGGTATTATTTAAGATCGTAATGTTATTAACATAACCTGTACAAGTTTGTGTTGATGACGAAGAAGGCGTCATATCAATCGTAAAGTTAGGCACTGTTGCTTCGGACAATGTTCCAAAGTTAAATGTGCCAGTTCTTGCAGTTGCACCAACCAAAGTAGCAACAAAAGTAAGTCCTGCTGTAACAGTCAAGTTTGTTGTTGTTGACATTTCTACGCCAGTACCTGTACCAGATCCAGTCAAATATATTTTTCCAGATCCGTCGTGTGTAAGAGTTCTAGCCGTAGATCCTGATGAGTTAAACGTTCCCCAGATATACAAGTCATACGACTGCATATCAAAAGTACCTTGAGTTAAAGTAAATGTTCTTGTTAGCGTTGTTCCCATAGTTAGATCGCTAGTCAATCTCAAAGTGCTTGTACCTGTTTTTGTAACAGGTCTATTGCAATTGACATTAGGACCAGTATAGAAATCCATAATGCCATCGCCGTCTGCACCTTGAACATTGGTACCAGCAAATGTTATAGCGTTTGATGACGCAACAATTCCACCGAATAGTCCTATTTTCAAATCACCATAAACTGTTATGGCGTTAGTATTCAACGAACTATCACAGCCACTCATATCTAACGTTCGAAAAACACACCCTATACTTGGTGTTACAAGACTTCCTCCTACGCTTGGACCAGTAATATAAAAGTTCATAGATTGAGCATAAGTCGCACTAGAAGAAACCGATATTGATTTTGCAACACCTGATCCATCATCTCGTGACATCAAAATATAACTTGTACCAGTATAAGAAAAATTGGTAACGTCGGTCATAGAGAACGTTCCACCAATCAACTCAACTTTACCTGTTGTGCCAAACGCAAGAACACGAGCTGTTGCACTCGATGACGTGAAGTTAGTACATCTTAATTTTTTGTTGTTAGTACCAAGATCTAACGTGCCTAAATTGAACGTAAAGTTACCAGTTTCTAAATCCATATCGTCAGCAAGTACCAAAGATGAGTTTGTACCAGTAGCCGTATAGATTATGTTTCTATTAAGTTTTTTACCATTGGTCGTAACTGTTTGATTTACAACCAATGCATTGGTAAACGTAATGTTTGTTGAGCCTGTAGCACAAGTCATGCCTGTGCTGAGCGTTAGATCTCCGCTGTGTACATAAGAAGTAGCATTCCACGTTCCACTAAATCCAGTAAAATCTAATGTTCTTATATAAGAAGTTGTAACAGCATATACTTCTACGTTATCGCTACCTGCTGTTACATAAAAGTTTAGTGATAAACTAGTGGCGCCAACGTTATGTCTAATAGAACGAGTTCCAGCAGAAACGCCTTGTAGCTCAATTCTAGAAAGTTGTGGTGATGTAAAGGTGAGATTGGTACCACTCGTAACTGACCAAGGGGTAGTTCCTGTACCATTAATAACAATCTTTGAATTTGTAGTGTTCCATGCAATATTTCTTGAACCAGAACCTCCAGAAGAGAAAGCACCAATAGTTAGTGTTTTACCGTTTAGATTGATGTTACCTAAAGTGAGCGTTACTGTTCCTGTGATCGTAGAATTATCTTGAAATGTAAAACCGTCTGCAGTAGCACTGTTAATCGTCATATTGCCAGTAAGCGTGCCACCGTTTGAAGTAAAAGATCTTTGCGCTGTTAGATTGTTTGTGAACAAAGTGATACCAGTAACATCAACAGTTTTTGTTGCTGATAAAGTTACGTTACCTACGTTTGTTAATGTGAATGCGCCTGTGAAAGAAACGTTTTGATCAATGTCTGCAAAAGTAATACCACCGCAAGATGCACCTGCAGCAAGCGTTACTGTAATTGCGCTACCAGCGTCAGAGTTAGCATCAAAGATTGCTAAGTCAGCAGTTGTAGGAACTGATGCGCCAGAAGTACCCCCTGACGTTGTGGACCACTTTGTAGTAGATCCCCATGTTCCTGAACCACCAACCCAATATCTATTAGCCATTGTTAACCTTCAATAGTAGGTTCTGTGTTTGCTGTAACTTGATCATCTACTGAAATTACTTCTTCAACAACAGGTGGCGGACCATAAACAATAAAGTTGTACCAGTTATCAAATCGTTGATCCATTATGGCAACAATTTGTTCTTCAGTCATTGCTTGATAATCATCGGGATCTAATACTATAGCGTCACTAAATGTTTGTCTTTCGCGTTTTCTAGTATAGGGAATTGAGATTCGACCATCTTCGAGCGTTTCAACTGTTAAAGTCATCGTTACTCCTTAATAACCAAAGTTCTTAGCAAGAAGATCCCATTTAGAAGAATCTGAGTTGTACACAAAAGCCAAATAATCAGTTTTAGAACTACCAGAAGAAGTTGATGGCAGCGGTAGATCTGTTGATCCTCTAAAGATCGCATTCCATACAAACGACATTTGATTAGTAGTATTCAATCTAAACAGTATCTTTTGTGCATCTGTTGGTGATCCACTTGGAGCATTGATAGAAAATCCGCCAGCAGCTCCTGTATAAGTCAATTTAGCTACATCAGTGTTTGCTGAGTTTAAAGTTATTGAGTTTGCTGCTGCGTATGTAACGATTCTATCTTTCACAACATACGTTGCAGCAGCATTAGCTACTTGAAGTCTATCACTAATGAGTGTGCGAAGCGCTGTATTGGTGCCTGTTAGATTAGTGTTAAATAAACTGATACGAGCATTAGTATTGGCTAATGCTGCACGTTCCGTTGCGATTGTTTGATAAGTTGCAGCCGCATTGGCTACTTGAAGGCGATCGTCAATTAGTAAACGAAGGGCTGTATTAGTTGAAGTTAGAGCAGCCCATGTTGCTCCACCTGAACCTGTAGAAACGAACGTGATAGTATCTGTTGTTGGATTTGCTGAAATTGACATTCCAGAACCAGCAACTAATGTCAAACGATCTGATGTAGAGTCTGCTGAAATAACATTAGCGCCTACAAGAATACCTGAAAACGCATTTGATGAAGTTCCGCCGCCTGCTAGTAGATTAGTTCCTGCTCCGCCAGTACAAACTGAAAGATCAATATACGCACCACGAGCACTTCCGCCTTGTTCAAAAAATCTTATTTTATTTTGATAAGCATCAATTGTTACGCCACCATCAAGAGTTCCATTTGGTGGTTTAGTTAACTTGATCTCACCGCCTTCATCGCCGCTTGCATTAGTTGCATGAAGTTCTGAACCACTAACAATACCAGTAACAGTCATTGCTCCAGAAACTGTTGCGTTTCCAGAAACTGTAAGATTAGTTAGTTGTGAACCTATTTCAAATACAGCTGTTCCATTTGAAGAATACAGCTTCTTATCTTTTGTATTGAGAGCAAGCTCGCCAGTAGTAATATCGGAAATTGTTGGAATTTTACCCGAAACACTACTGCGTTTAATTTTGATTGTAGATGCCACACTTAACTCCTATAAAGGAAAACGAGTGAAACACTTGTCACTCGTTTGTGTATATCAAATTAATATGTTCCGCCGTCAATTACAGCTTCAATTGTTCCTACAGTGTAACCAGTAGCACCAGTATCTACTGTTGTGCCTGGTTCGGTTTGAGATCCTGTATAGATCTTAAAGACACCATCGCTGGCATCTCTAAACAATCCAGAATACTTTGTTCCAGATGAAACATACTTACCATAGAACCCTACGTCAACTGTATCTGCTGCGTTGTTAGCAGCCAGCTTAATCATCGAATCGTCAACGTTCAAAGTAGACGATGAGATATAAGTCACTGAACCTTCAACAGTCAGATCGCCGTCGATAACTGTATTACCAGTAACGCGAAGATTTGTTCCAACTGTTAATCGACCAGTATGATTAAAGAAACCATTTGTAGAAGGATTTACTTTTGTTGCGTAAGTAGCAATAGCGTTAGCTACTTGTAGATATCCGCTTAAATTAGGTGCAGCAACAGCATCCCAATATGCTTGATTACCATTGGTTTTTAAAACATATCCTGGTGTACCAAACGTGTTGTTTGCTCTTAGTCCAACAATTGTTGTGTTACCGCTAACTGACAAATTTTGGCTAATTGCAACGCGACCAGTATGTTCTAATAGTCCACTTGTTGTTGGATTTGATGCGTTAGCTTTTGTAGCAATATATGCGTTTGTATTTGCCAACGCAGCGCGTTCTATAGC